CACTTTAAAACACACAGAAGAAAGAAGCGGTAGCTGTTTCATTGCATACGATTCGTACAGTTCATACGGGTGCGCAGATTCGCTTGCTGACGATTGGAACCAGAGGTCTGATTTTTAGATAACAGAGCAATAAGTGGAAAATAGAATCAGGAGAAGGTTATGAAAAGACATTATTTTATTGCGGACTGGTTAGATATGGAAATTGATTTTTGTTCGTGGGTTCTCGGTATTTTTTGGCGCAGAAATTATTTACGGATTGAAATACTATTCTTATCTATCACCTTTTATTGGGATTAATGGAGAGAGAAATAAAAAACCAATTTGTCAAGTGCATATTTCCGAATAAAAATTATAAGGAGAAAATAAATAATGGCTGCCGAAGTAACCGCCGTGCATGACCGCGGCTTTGGAACAATCAAAAACAAAAACGGCCACTCCATGACCGTTAATGTTTTTGAGTTAAGTGTTTCCTTTAACCAGGGCAAACCCGAACCGGTAATATGTTTCTGCCACCCGCACTACAAAGAAAGCGTGGCTAAAAGTTTATCCCGACTTACCTGGATAAATCACCCGCCCGAAAAAGAAGAACGGCGTGGCAAATTATGCTGATTTTTTGCGACACAATAGGATAAACCAGAATTGATTGAGATAAATAAAATATACAATGAGAGTAATTGCGAGACAATCCGCCGGATGGGTGATAACTCTGTTAATTGCTTAATAACATCACCGCCTTATTGGGGATTAAGAGATTACGGAACTGAGGGGCAAATCGGCTTGGAGAAAACCGTTGAAGAATACATTGAGAAACTACTTAACATTTTCGATCTATTTATGCCAAAGCTAACCAACGACGGCACAATGTGGATAAATTTAGGTGATACTTACATAAGCAAAGGAAGGGCAAGCCGACGCAAAGGATATGCTGACCCAAAATATAAGAATGGAAGGAACGGAGAGCATATTGAACCGCACGCTTATCCACAAACATTTAAGCCGAAAAGTTTGGCGAACATACCGGCAATGTTTCAAATAGAGATGTGTAAACGTGGTTGGATATTGAGAAATGAAATTATTTGGAGAAAGCCAAACGCAATGCCACAAAGTGCGACTGATAGATTTACCGTTGATTTTGAGAAAGTATTCTTTTTTACGAAAAGCGAAAAATATTACTTTGAACAACAATTAGAACCTTATGATAAACCGTTGGATAGATGGGGCGGAAACAACCTTAAAGCCGATGGTGTGAGTATTTGGGATGAAGGCACAGGGCAAAAGAGTTATAGAAATAGGAATATGAGACCGAATGAGAACGGAAGAAATAAGCGTGCGGTTTGGGATATAAATACTGAGGCTTGCCCCGAAGCACACTTTGCAGTTTACCCGAAGGAGTTGGTTAGATACTGCATCCAAGCCGGTTGCCCCGTAGGTGGATTAGTTTACGATCCTTTTATGGGAAGCGGAACAACCGGGATAGTTGCATTAGAGTTGTCTCGCAATTACGTAGGAAGTGAATTAAACCCGGATTACATAACAATTTCAGATAAAAGAATAATGCCGTATAAAGACCAGTTCAAATTGTTCGATATAATAAAATAGAACCGTATTTATCCCCTAAATCAGCTGAATAACAAAGGGAGCAGGTGAAAATGGCACACGCAGTAACGGATCAGGATGTCAAACTAGATTTGCAGAAAGTGTATCCCCTCTTTTTTCAGCCCGGCGAAGTGGTGGAAATCCGCGCGCTTGGACTACGCGGTAAAAATCCCGCCTGGGATGGATTTGCCGGCGGTAAAGGCGGCATCGTTTCCGGTTATTTTAATGATCCGGAAAAATTCGCCGCCTCCGCCCTCGCCCTGGAAAAAGCAAAAGCCCGCGGCATTTATTTCACTGCCAACCCCTGCAAACCCGCGCTTTTATCGCGCGCGGCCAACCGCCTTATCTGCCCCCAGGAAGAAAACGCCACGCCGGATATGTATATGGCCTGCCTGCGCTGGTTTTTGATCGACCTGGACGCCAAACTGGAAGACGGAACAAAACGTCCTAAAGGCGTTTCCGCGACCGATGAAGAATTAAAGGTTTGCCAAGCCGCGACGGAAACTATCGCCAAATACCTGGAAGAAGAACAGGGCTTCGCCCGCGGCCTGCGCGCCTTTTCCGGCAACGGCTATCACCTGGTATATCGCCTGCCGGATCTGCCCAACGACGACGAACATAAAACAATGGTGCGCGACGCGCTCGCCGCTCTGGACGCTAAATTTTCCGATACGGTCGATATGGCCGTATTCAACCCCGGCCGCATCTGGAAATTCTACGGCACGACCGGGCGCAAAGGCGACTCCACCCCGGAACGACCGCATCGCCGCTCTTATATCTATACCGGCCAGCCGGAAAATCTGGCCGGTTTGCCGATCACCGAACTGGAAATATTTAAGAAGTTTGCCGCGCTGGCCCCTGCTGCAACCAGCGCTTCTTTAACAAGTGCGGGCGTCCATCCTCCAGCGCCCGCGCTCCCGCCTTCGCGCGGCGCTGTTAGTGTTAGAATGAAGCCCGGCGAGTTAGGCCCGATTGACATGGAAAAATATTTGACTAACTTCGGCATCGCCTATTCCGTCAAGGAAAAAAGCGATAAAGCCCACGGGGCGGCCACGCTCTATGTTTTAGATACCTGCCTTTTTAACCCGGATCACGGCAAAGGCGAAGCGGCAATCGTCGTCCCACGCCACGGCGCAATCAAATATCAATGCTTCCATGACTCATGCAAAGGCCGCGGCTGGAAAGACGCCCGCCGCATTATCTCCGGCGACCGCAACCTGGCCGAATTCTGCCACGGCTATGATCCTAACTGGCAACCACACCACACACGCGCCGGCACCGGTTTTCTGGATAGCCTCCCCGATCTCTATAACGACGCTCCGGCTCTGCATAACGGCGTAGGCGCTATCGTTTCCGTGCCCAAGCCACAAGACTTTGATCCGCGCGAATTCTACGAGAAAAAAGGCCGCCGCCCGGTATTCATTCCTGACCGCGTGGTAAAATACATAACCCATTACCTTCACCCCCTCTATTACACAGGAGAATTTTATCACTACGAAGACGGCGTATGGAAACAATATTCACAAAACACCATTGGGCAAATTATCAGCCAGGTTCTTAAACAAGAAGTGCAAGCCAACTGGATTGAAAACATAATCAAAATAGTAAAATATAGAGCAAACCGCGAAGCTCATGAATGGCCGAACTTCCCCGACCTAGTTAATGTCAAAAACGGCATGTATAATATCCAAACCGGCGAACTACTGCCGCATAGCCCCAAATACGGCAGCTTTCAACAACTGCCGGTAAATTATAACCCCGACGCCGGCTGGTCCGAAGCCTGGCAAAAATTCCTCAAAGACATATTTTATGACGATAAGGAATATTCCAAAATCGGACTCTTGCAGCAGTATTTTGGCTATTGTCTGCTACGCGATACCCGCTATCAAAAAACATTATTTCTTTACGGCACCGGCGCCAACGGCAAATCAACCGTCCTCGATGTTTTAGAACACATGGTAGGATCAGAAAATACCGCCGCGCTTTCGCTCTCCGACCTGGCGCAGAAATTCCGGCCATCATTCCTGGAACATAAACTTGTCAACCTATCATCGGAAACATCACGCAACGATCCGGTGGAGTCTGATATGCTCAAGAAAGTTATCGACGGCTCTATCCTTACAACAGAAAAGAAATTCGCCCAGGCGTTTCAATTCCGCCCATACGCAAAATGGCTCGTCGCCATGAATGAAGCGGCCATTATCCCCGATAAATCCTACGCCCTGGAACGCCGCGTCCTGGCGCTCTATTTCAACCGCCGCTTCGAGCCGCATGAGATTATCGAACGCTACGCGCAAAAATATTTATTCCCGGAAATCGACGGTATATTTAATTGGGCCGTGGACGGCCTGCGCGCGCTTTTGGCAAACGGCGGCTTTAAGCTGGGCGCGAAGGTCATGGAAGATACGTCCAGCCTGATGGATTCGATCAACCCCTTCCGCTATTTTACCTCTGAATGTCTGGAAATCAGCGAAGCCGGCGACGACTGCTACGAGGAAACAACCGAGCTTTGGTATGCATACTCTGAGTGGTGCAAGCAGGGACACAACCGGCCGCTGGGCCGCAATAAATTTTTCGAGCAAGTTCTGGCGACGTTTATGAGGGTCCGAAAAGGCCGGGAAATAATAAAGGTGGAAGGTAAAGATAAATATTTATCCGTTTTTTACAACCTACGGCTTACCGAAGCGGGCAGAAATTACGCCTCACAGGGCCGCCGCCGCGCGGAGAAAGTGTTTGATGATAAAAAGTATTAACAGAAAAAAAGGTAGCAACATAAGGGCCGCGTCGAGATCGCGGCGCTAATGGCAAAATAAACGATAGAAAGGATAAAAAATCATGAATGATCAAAAAAAACCACCCGATCCAGTAAATCCCGACTCCGCCGAGGAAATGGGAAATTGCGCGCCCACCCGCCGCTAAAATTTTATGAAACTACAGGAGAAGAAAGGAGAAGAAAAAAGATGAACCAACAACCCGATAAAATAATCCTGCCTCCGGATTATCTGTCAATGTCCGCGCCCGATCTGGTAAAATTGAGCCTACGAATGCAGGCCAGGATCCGGCAGATCGACGACCAAATAAAAGACGCGGCCAGAAATAATCCCACTATGGCGCCCGGACGCTTTGGCTCCGCAGACTGGCACAGCCGCGCGCGCCGCGCCCAGGATTATTACCGGCGCGATATTGACCGCATCCACGAGCAACTGCACAATCTCGCCGCCACTGAGCGAAATAATGTTTCCGCGCGGCAAGCCACCGTCATCACCCGCGAAGCAAAAATTAATGCCGCTTTCCGGCGCCTGGCCCGCCAACGCCTCACCGAAACGCTCTACGAGGGCATCTTAAAAGAAGCTAAAGAAGAAGCGATATTAGCCGTGCAAGCAGAAGCGCAGGAGGCCGGACAATGAAAGAATACAGTAACCGCGGCAAAGAATGGTTATCTTTTTCCCGACTTGTCCTCCAACACATCGAAGAATACACCGTGCCGCAATACGGAGATAAGCCGGATGATCCGGTGCATGAATATGAAATCAAAGACTGTGTTCGCGCGATAAATAAATACGCCAACCGTCACGGCAAAGGCCAGCGCGGCAAAGCTGAAGAACTCCGCGACCTTTTAAAAATCGCTCATTACGCCTGTGTAGCACACACTAAACACCAGGAGGCAAACAATGACCGCGAACAACAATGAGGAACGCACCTGCTATGACTGCCATAATTTCCGCGTAAAAATCCCGCTGGCGAAACCGAAGAATAGCAAAGAAGGAAAAACCCAAACAGCCCGGAAGATACTTACACTGCAGCTAAATTACAACGCCGCAAAAGCATACTGCCGCCGCGGGCATCTGCTCAAGAACGCCGACGATGAAGACAGGATATTTAAAAACGTGCTGAAATCGACGGCAAAAACAAACTTGCTGGCTTATCAAGCCGCCCACAAATGCCCTGACTACGAACTGGATGAGTAACGTATGAGCCGACGAGCAAGAAGAAAATGCCGCGTAATCCTGTATCACCGCAACCGCGAACTGCGCTATTTGTGGCCAAACGAAAATGCCGCCAACGCCATTCGCGAACTGCGTAAACGCGGCCTGCCCTAAAAACCAAGCAGAACGCCATTAGCAGGGCTTTTTCGGAAAATAAACAGATGGTAAACAGATGAACAGACGATTATTGACATATAAAGGAAAAGGCAACCCGGTAAATATCCGAATTGCCTTGATTTTTGGTGAGCCCTGTCGGGATCGAACCGACAACCTACTGATTAAGAGATGAGTGCGTTACATTTTAATATATTGATTATATTAACAAATAAACTATTTTTCATCTGTTTATTTCAGACGGCATTATTGGCCGCGGCCTGTGGCCTAACAATAAAAGGGAGAGAAAAATAAAATAAAATAGGAGAAAAACAATCATGCAAAAAGGTCAGAATTATAACCGGCCGGGGCCGGGAAGTAAAATCAAAGTGCAGCCGATCAAAACGGCAAAGGACATCGAAACAATCAAAAAACTGCTCAAGGATAATCCGTTACATATGGCGATTTTTACCCTGGGGATAAACACAAATCTCCGCGCGTCCGATTTATTGAGTATCAAAGTCAGTCAAGTCCGCGGCCTGAAACCGATGGGCGAAATTGATATCACTGAGCGCAAAACTGGCAAAGCCCGGAAAATAAATCTCAATAAAAAATGTGTGGACGCGATCAACGAACTACTGGTTTCCCGGACATACCAGGACGACGATTATCTATTCACCGGCCAACGCGGCCGCCTAACCGTGCCCTATCTAAATAACTTAGTGAAAAAATGGTGCGCGGAAATCAATCTCAAAGGCAACTACGGCAGCCATACGCTGCGCAAAACATTCGGCCATATTCAGCATGTCAATTACGGCGTGCCGTTGCCGGAATTAATGGTTTGCTATAACCACGCGACGCAAAAACAGACGCTTGACTATCTGTGCATTCAGCCGGATGAAATCAGGAAAGTTTATGCCAATGAAATCTAAAGACGGCAGGTATCAAGGCAAGGCCAAAGCCGAGATCGCGGTTCTAATGGCAAAATAAGCAGTCAAAAATCGCTAGGAGAATGATAAAATGGCAAAAACACCAATAAAATCTGCAGACGACACCGTGCAAATAATTATCCGTGGCGTGCCTAAAACCGTTCACAGCGAATTTAAGGCTGCCTGCGCGATGAGAAACACAACAATCCGTGCCCGGCTCATCGAATTGATGAAGGCCGACGCCTGGCAACAGCGTCACAATAAATAAACTTTAAGATCGCCATCCGGCCGATCCTGGGCCGGTGGCGATACCTTTTTGCCCTTCCCTCTGCACCCGTAACTCAATTTTAAAAATCTGTCTGAAAACGTGTCCGCTTATCGAAAAACGTGTCTTTCCCTGCACCCGCTACCCGCTTATATTTTGTTCATGAGTATTAAAAAGCAGCTTTTTTTATTATCCTGCAGGTTTTCTGCAGGTTTTATTTTCGCTTGTTTAATTAATAATATTAGTAATATAGCATGTTTTGCAGGTTTTTTAGGGTTTATTAAGCCCTATAATATATACATTTCCTTTTCATCGCGCGGGCGCGTGCGGTTTAGTCTAGTATAGATATAGAGTGAATAATAGATTCATTTAGAATAGGGGAAAACCTGAAAAACCTGCAGGAATGAATAAAATGACGATGGGGAGGCGAATTATTAAAAGTTTTTATTCACAAGGATCATCCCGGTTTTATATTTTCATAGCATTATTCACTTCCACAAACCAAACATTCAACGGTTTTTATTCGGATTTGCCGGGGGCGAGGGGCTTCTGTGGGAAAGTGTAATGATATTTGGTATTTAGCTTATTGAATAGTTTTTGAAGCGCCCGGCGCCAAAAAGAATAAAACGAGCCGGTGAAACTGATTAAATTATGATACTATTATGATGATTAGTTAATGAGATGAAGCGGCAGGATTAACAGCACCAGCGGGGAAAACAACGTAAGCCGTTAAGATTATTAAATATTCTTTATTTTTAAACTCTTTAACTTTTAGGTAGTAGTTAATGAGTTTAACAATCCAAAAACCGGAAACCCGGAGACCGGCATTTGTTGGTTAATAAGCGGCCACGGCTTCTAGTTTTCTACCACGGCCGCGCCGGCGCGGCCGCACACCACACAACCAATAACCCGAAAAACGAAAACCGGGAGACTTGGGACTCCCCCCCCCTTATATGGTATTAGGTATGGAAATTATTGAACTTTTCATCAACCATGCGCTTATCGGGTATTTATGGGGCGCGGGTATAGCCGTAATTTGCGTTTATTTTGCGTTTTAAGCCGTTATTTTTTCACCCACCCCGATAGTCGAATGGCCACCAGATGAAGAAAATGGAGCAAACGTAAGGCGCCAGACAGACAGAAAAAAAGCAAGGCCGGGAATGGCCGGATAAAAACCGGGCGCGCGCGTCGGTGTAAAAGTATAAAAACATACTCCAGCCCGCCGGGAAATACCCCCCCCCACGGATCGGCAACCCGGAAAATAAAAAATATTTTTTAGAGTTGCCGATAGGCCAGGAACAAACCGCGTTTTTTGAAGCTGCGTTTTTATCCCCGGCAATTAAGCGCCGGATCGGCAACCAGAAAAAATAAAAAAATGTTTTTAGAGTTGCCGATACGAATAATCGCCGGAAAAAAAATCAAAATATTTTTAAAAATCAGCAAAGAAATAAATCTTGTCAAGTTTTTTTTTCACGCGCCGCGGACAAATACGGACAAATACGGACAAATACGGACAGTTTTGAAAAGTAGTTTTCACCCCCGCCGCTAAAATTCCAAAACCGATGTTATATTATTCCCGCGTGATGTTTTCTCCTTTGACGCGGACGCGGTGTCGTTGCCCCTGACCAAGCACGCACCGCGCCCAACTTAAAAAAAATAAAGGGAAAAAATGGCGGGAAATAAAATCACCAGACTAAAACTTGAAGCGACAATCGAGGAACTGATCGTAAACGGCATTACCACGTCCGTGGGCATCTCCGCGGCCCTCAAGGAAAAGGGGTATAATGTATCTCAGCCAACCGTGTCGCGTTATCTCCACACCGTCCAACAAGCGCGCCAGGAAGAAGCGCAACAGATCGTCAACCGCCATGTTCAGGAAAAACTGCCCAGCGACCTTACCGCGCTGGAAACAATGGAAAAACAATGCCTCGATTGGGCCGGCGAAAACAACGACGTTTTCGCTCATCGCCTGGCCGAACGCCACATCGTAGAAGCCGCCCCCGCCTGGGCAGAGCAAATCATCCGCCTGGCCGGCGGTGAACCTAAAGAAAAGATTTTGGCACTCAAGGCAATCACAACACAATGCCTTTCGTGGATTGCCGACGATCTGGAAATGCAGAAAGCGCGGCTCGCCGCCATGCGCCAAGCTGCAAATATCATTGAAATGAAAGTGAAGTTTGCTCTCGGAAATAAAGACGAGGGCAGCATCTTTATTGTGGACAGAAGCCGCGGCGACCAGTTGGTGCAAAACGAGCAGACCGGAGGCTTGATGGTAATTCCCGGAGGTCAAGAATAATGCCACAGAATATTATTTTTGATCTGTCACCCACGCAAAGCGCCTTTGTGCAATCCACCGCGCACATAAATCACCTGACCGGCCCAATGGGCGAAGGTAAAACCTACTGCGCGATCGCGCGCATGATCCGCCACGCCCAACGCTGTCAATTAAAACCACTACACGCGGCAATTATCCGCGACACGCACGAAAACATCAAAACATCAACAGTGCGTTCAATCATCGAAGTGCTGGGCGACCGCGCTGTTTTTAAAAACGATTACAAAAAATTATTTATCCGCGCCGAATACCCGGTGGAATGTGACCTATTTGGCATTGACGACCAAGCGTCGATTTCTAAATTACAAGGCCCTTCATACGGCACTATTTGGTTGGAAGAACCCGCGCCGATATACGAAAAAGCCAACGCCGGGCTGCCTTACGAAGTTTTTGAAATGGCTATCTCCCGCGCCGGTCGCCAGCCCGGATCAATTCTGAACGTGCAAATCACACAGAACCCAGCGGACGAAGAACATTGGACTACGGAACTAATCGACGCTCCAGAAGAATACATGGTTGCCGAAGACGGCACGGTAATTACTAAACAAACTTTTCACATCCGCAAAGGTGAAAACAAATATCTTACGTCATTGCAACGAGCCGCTAATCAAGCAGCGTTTCAAAACAATCCCGCTAAATGGGCACGTTACGTCGAGGGATCTATCGCCACCGTGAGTAAAGGAATCGTCGTTGTGCCCAATTACGGCGAGCATTTTCATTATTCACAAACTATACTGCCATTTTATCCCAATCTACCCGCGGTGCGCATGTGGGATGGTTATCAACACCCCTCGTGTGTAATCACACAATATAACCCTCACGGTCAGCTTATCGCCCATGACTGCATTTATTATCCGGGCTACGGAGTCAAAGAGCTTATCCAGGACAAACTAAAGCCGCTTTTGAATTCGCCGAAATACCGCGGCAAAAATACAACCTGGCGCGACATCGGCGATCCGTCCATGCGCACGCCCGACCAAAGCACGGTCAACATGAGCGCGGCTAAAACGCTCGAAGCCATGCTGGCCACACGCTTTGAACCAGGCCCGACACGCTGGGACAATCGCATTCAACCGCTCAATCACGCGCTGGGCAAAACCATTTCCGGCGGCCGGCCGCTGATTTATATTTCCGCTTCCGCCTATCCTCTGCACAAAGCGCTAAAAGGCGGCTGGCACTATAAAAAAGACAACTCCGGCAATCGTATCGGCACCGAAGCGGTAAAGAACGACTCCGACCATACCGGCAACGCATTTGCCTATGGAATAGCGATATTACACCCATACTCCGTGCGCGAGGAATTTCAGAAAAACAAGGAAAAGGCCGACCGCATAACCCGGATGCGCCGCGCCGCGTCCTACGGGCCAGGAACAACCGGCATTTACGCGCCCCGCGGCGCTAACGTGCGCATTATGCAATAGGAGAACAATGAGTAGAAATAAAATCAAAATAAAAAAATCGCGCGCCAATCCCAAAGAAAAATACTGGCCAATGCGCATCGGCGGTCCGTATTCAGGCCAGGACAACGACGCCACGGAAATTTATAAATGCACCCATTGCGGCGCGGAAACTGAACCGGCAAACGGCTGGAACGGCGCGCCGGATAAGCATCGTTGTCATCCCCGATGCCCCTGCGCGATGAGCGACTGGACGCCAGGGCGCGGTTTTTCACCGCAGGGCCGGAAAAATTTTGACCGCATTTTCCCTAACGCTCCGGGAGCCGGCTTATGAACTTAAAAAAACAGATGCTCGATATGAAACGCCAAATTGAACAGCGCGAAAACGCCGCGGCTAAAAACGTCGGAAATATCGACGAGCAGGAAATGGCTGAACGCGAAGCCGCCGCGCGCGCGTATGCGGGCGAAAACGAAAAACACTTCGCCGCTTATCTCCAGGATTGCGTCAACCAATCCGTGCGCGCGAACACGGAAATCCGTAAAACCCAGGCACATTGTTATCGTGTTTATCTGGAAAACGAGCCGGTCAATTACGCCCGCAAAGATTACTGGCAATCCCGCATCGTGGTGCCCAAACCGTTCGGAACGGTGCAGTATGGTGCGTCGGCAATCAAACGCGCCTTTTCGCCGAATTTTTTAACCATCCATGATGCTAAAAGTAAAATCGCGGAAAAATTCTGGCAAAAAATTCTTGATACGCAGCTAAACGCCATGCACGCGAAATTCGTGCAGCGTTTTGTGGACGCCACCACAATGGCACTGGCAGTAGGCATTTCCCAAGAAGTAATACCTCGTTGGATACCCGGCGCCGGTTTACAGTTTTCCCTGGTGGAACCGTGGAAGATACACCGCGATCCCGACGCCGCATCGCGCGACGCACAATCCGGTCTCTACTGGATACATCAGGAATGGCTGGACTGGCATGTGCTTTTAGCCGCTGAAAAAGCCGGTAAGTATCAAAACGTCCGCCGCGTTTACGCGCAGGAAACGGAAGACACTAATAATCCATGGATGACGCAGGAAGCAATCGCCGCGCGCAAAGGGATGATATGGGAACGCTCAAACTACCGTCCAATGATTCTTACTTCGGAATTTTGGGGCACAGTGCTTTCGCCTAAAGGCGAAATGCTTCTGCCTAACGCGCGTTTCACTACCGCCGCCGGCCGCGTGATCGAACCGCCCACCACCACGCCTTATAAAAAACTGCGCTGGCCGGGCATGGCTTTTTCGCCCCTGCCGGATCTACTGAAATTCAACGGCCGCGGCTTGCTTGAAGGCATCCTGACCTTGTGGGAGGCAATGTGCAATCTTATGTGTCTGCACCAAGACGCGCTGCAATGGCAAGTAAATCCCATGACCGAAATCAACGTGGACGCGCTGGTCGATCCCGCGGACACGGAAAGCTGGCCGGGCAAGGAATACCTGGTTAAAGACACAGTATCCGGTCAACAAGCGGTGCGGGAAGTGCGCCGCGTTTCCAAGACTAACGAAATCCTGGCCAATATGCAATATCACGATCAGAATTATCAGCGCGGCTCTTTCGTCAGCGACGCGGTGCAGGGATTGCCTGGCTACCGCAAAGACATGACCTACCGTGAAGCCGCCATGAACCTGGATCAAGCCCTGGGCATTTATTCGTTGATGGGCGAAAATATCGAAGCAGGCGCGATTGATATTGTCAGCGCCGGGTGCGAATTCATTCGCCTATATGCCACATGGCAAGACCTGACGGATATTTTCACGCGCGAAGAATTAGACGAGTTCGGCATTCATCCGGCGCAGGAAAGCGAACCGGCATCACCCGCCGGCATAGCCGGCATCCCGGAAATTTCCGGCACTTTCCATATTTCCGGCATCCAGGCCCTGATGAAAGAAAACGAAGCGCTGACCAACCTGAAAAGCGTCGTTATTCCCCTATCTCAATCGCCGCGCTACGCGCCCTATGTTCGTCCTTCCAGTGTGCTGAAATCACTGGAAATTCGCACGAACCTTATAGATGAAAAGTTATTTGTGTCCGAAGAAGAAGCCATGATGATCGAAGCCGGCGAGTTTGAACAAATGGCCGCTCTGAAAAAAGCCCAAGCCATCGCCGCCGCACAACAACGCGAAAAAAACGCACCGCCCGCGGGCACGGCACCGCCACAAAACGCCGCGCCAACACAAGGAGAGGAGATAACCGCATGAACCCCGGCGCCGCCACCGACATCATTACCAATCAGCCGAAAGAACTGATTGAAAAGCAAAAAGACCAAGACACCCGCGCGAAAGAAGAAGCGCTTTTGCGCGAGAAAGCGCAATTTATCGGCCTGACCAGCTCACAAGCCGGGCAGGAATTAATCAAGTTGGTGCAGGGACACCTGCAACGGCGTATCGACGAATTAATGGCTGACGATCCCAAAGCGCAAGCTCTTATTTCGCTGCTGACGGACATGGGAGTTAAAGAAGCAGCCGCCGTCAAAGCATTAAAACGCCTCGCCGCGCTTAAATTGCGGCCTAGCAGTGAGGAGTAAAGAACGCTTCCTCTCATCAGGGAAGACAGCCGCAGGCAAAACCCTCGGACGGCGCAATCCCCGCCCGCCGGTCACGCCGCGGCGCACATAGCCAATTAGCGCCACTACGACGCTAATAATAAACCCGGCCTCGGCACTAACCGAACACACCGACGCGCGGCCTCGCCCCTGGCGAACACACCGACGCGCGGCCTCGGAACCAACGAACACACCGGGAAATAAGGAGAGTAAAATATGACGGAAAAAGCGACAGCAGGACAAGCAGCAGAGAACACACCTAATCTGGACGTGATTATGCGGGATGGTCTGGAACAGTTTGACGTAATACCGCCAAACAATCCGCAGGACGAACCCGGAAGCAATGACACCCCTTTAGGCCTCTCTGAACCTTCTTCCTCGCCAGGAGCTCCCCCCGTCGCACCAGAGGCTCCCCCCGCGCCAAATAACGCGGCAGCACCACCCAAGACCGGCCAAACAATAGAACAGCGCTACAAGGCGCTTGAGGCCGCCTTTACCACGAAGTCGCAAAAACTGGCCGAATTGGAAGCCAAAATAAACGCCGAGCGCGAAAAACACGAACGCGCCGAAGCCCAAAACCTCGCGGCAGCAGAATTTGAAACCTTTGCCGTCGAGCGCCGCGCCACACTCCTTAACGAGATAGACGCACTTGATCCCGACGCGGAAGATTACCGCGTCCAGGTCGCCAAGTTACAGGCCAAATGCGACCGGGATATATTGATGGCCAGCCAAAAAATCATTACCACGCCCCCCGCGACACCCGCGAGCCAACCCGCCGCCGCGACGGCGGCCGAACCCACACGCGAAGAAATAATCTCTTATATCCGCGAAAAAATCACCAGCCCGGAAAACGGACTATCCGCGGACGATAAATATTTCTGGATGATGTGCGGCCAGGCCCCCGCCAAAGACCAGAACGGAAAAGAGCTCACCTACGACGAGCAAATCGCCTGGGCCGTGGCACAAACCAAACAATATCACGCTCAGATTATGCCTAACCCCCCCGGCGCGCCGCCCGCGCCAGATCCGGCGCAAATCGCCGCTCAGGTCAACGCATTACAGCCCTTGAGCCGCGGCGGAGCACCACCCGCGCCGAATAACCAACCCACGGAAAGAGATAAACCCATGTCGCTTTCCGAGGCTATCGAGGAGGCGAACAACCTGCGGCGATTATAACCACAGAAAGCGAGGACTCTAAATTATGGGAAGAACATACTCCTGGACGTATGATGCCGCATCCGGCACATACAAAAGTCACGCGATGTCAGCAGATTTACTGAAGCTGGCCGCGCTCAAATTCAAAATCGTGCCTTTTACCAAAAAGGTAAACAGCTTCGGCAGAGGCATGGGCGAAACCATAACCCTGCCCTATTACAAGCCGGTTGATGAACCGACTTCAGCGCAGCTTGAAGAAGAAACCCGCATCCCCATAGATCAGCTCCAGATGGGCACCTACACCATCACGATCAAAGAATGGGGCCGCGGCGTGGAATTTACATCACTGGCCAAAGACCTTTCCGCGCTCGATCCGGAAACCGGCGCGCAGAAAGTGCTCCGCGATCAGATGATGCTGTGCATGGACACTGCCGCCGCCAAAGCCTTCACCGGGTCAAACGCGAAAGTGGCCTTTATTCCCACATCGCTTACCGGCGGCGTATTCGACACGGACGGCACACCTTCCACCACCGCTCTGGTTAATCTGACGAAAGACCACATGGGCGTCCTGCGCGATTATATGGCCAACGTGTTGCACACGCCGTTTTACGAAGGTGAATGGTATATCGGCCTTTTCGCGACAAAAGCCCTGCGCGGGTTGAAAAACGACCGCGTGCTCATGTCTTTCGACAAATACCTGCGCAAAGGCGATATCCTGTATCGCAATGAAGTGGGCATGATCGAAAGCATCCGCACCGTGGAAATCAACCACGAAAACGCGCTTTCCGACTCCATCGGCTCTGGCAATGTCCTGGGCGAAGGCGTCGTATTCGGCGAAGACGCCGTGGGCCGTATCGAAGTGGAATATCCGCACTTGCGCGCGGATATGAACTACAAATCCGATTTCGGCCGCAGAAAAGCTGTGGCCTGGTATGGCTCCGTCGCCTACGACGTGTTGTTTCAGAGCGCGGACGACAGAGAATGCCGCATCGTCAAAATCGGCAGCGCGTAATAACGCACCTAATGCGTAATTAACCGCCGCCGGCCGGAAGACCGGCGGCTCAACAAAAACATTATCCAAGAGAGGAGATTATCCTATGTTACAGCAAGGCATTATGGCGCTTCCCTACGACGCCTATATCGATTACGACGACACGCTGGGCGTGGATCTCGACCAATCCCCGGCGGACGTCGGCTTTTTCAAAATACCGATGAAATGCGAAATCATTGAAGTGGGCGGAATTGTGACCGAAACCTGCGCCGGCGGCTCAACAACCCCGGAAATGTCATTTGACAAGCGCCCCACCGCCGGCAGCGACAACAACCGCGCCGAAATAGGGCTGCTTAAGCTGCTGACCACCGCCGCCGGCAAGGTCATGTATGACAAGGCGCCCCGCGGCACGATCCTTTATCCCGGCCAGGAAATAGTCTGCAAAGTAAAAACGCAGGCGACCGGCACAAGCGCCGCCGGCCACGCCCGGCCGTATATACTGGTGAAGCCTTTGGACGAAACCAAAGCAAACCTGGCCAACATGGTGGAAACGACCTAACCCGCCCGCGGGTAAAAAATTAAACCGGACGGCGCGGGCTTAATCCCCCCGCGCCACAAATAAAATGAACTTTAACGAAAGGAGGCCAATATGGCCGCAATAGCTTCAACCAACGTGGCGGTAGCAGTAACCCCCGCGAACAGAAATATGGCCGGCTCCGGCGCGTATAAAGATTTTACGCTGGCGCAGATCACTTTCGGCAACGGAACGCTGACCTATCCCACCGGCGGCGTGCCGCTGCCGGACAAAAGCGCTTTTGGCCTGCATAAGGGCATTGACTTCGCCCTGATCGCGCAGCCGCCCGCGAACGGCTTTGTTTATAAATACGACAAAGACAACCACAAAATCAAAATCTTTACCCAGGGAGTTGTAACCGGCGCGTCCGCCGCCGCCGTCAACGAAAACGGCGCACTGGTGAAAAACTCCGGCGGCGTCGAAGCCGCCGCGCCGCGCCTGCCGAAAACTGCCCCGGACACAACCTATGATCTTGGCCCGATGATCGAATTGCCCGACTCTATCGCGCCCGCGGAAGTAACGCTGCAAATGCTTGTAGTGGGTGAATAACCGGTAAATAGCGCGCCGCGCGCGGCGCGCTATTTATACATAAAAAAAACAAAAAGGAGATTTGTTTTATGCAGAAAATTCTTGTGAAACAACCAACCGGCGCTACCAAGCAGTTGATTGTGCACCGCACGTATCAGGATATTTCCGGCAAGCAGATATTTTTGCACGCCGATGGCAGTTACGGATACAAAGACGGCGCGCCGGTGCGCGAAGCCAGCGAACTCAATATCCTGCCCGAAGCGCACCGTCAGATCGCGATGAACTGGTGGCAACGGATCGGCGAAAAGAAATCCCGCGCTTATTACCGTCAGATCGACGAGATGAATAAACGCCGCGCCGGAGATTATCAGGAAGCTCTCGCCGCCCAGGATAACAACACGATACTGGACAGTATGCTCTATGGCCGAAAATCTTCGCTTGCTACCGGCAAAAAGGGCGCCGTATCCGCCCCGAAATCCTGGATGGAATGGGGTTTCAAGAAACGGCCGGAATGGTGGGGACAGGCTAAAGAAATTAATTTCCCTGATGCCACTTATGTCATGCAACCCAACGCACCTGCTCCTGAAGATGCAGATCCGGAAAGCCCGGATGGAAAAGCAACACCGCCGGCAGTGGAAGAATAAAAACATGCAGGCCGCGGCGGGGTAATAGACGAGACGAACATATTGTGGTTTGCCCTAGTCAGCCCGCCGCCGCCGCGCCAATACAAAGGAAAAAAACATGGGTGATGAGCGTATAAAATATAATGAAGAGATGGTAGGCGCGGGCCACCCCACAAAGCCCGACACGCTCAATCGTTTTATGCTTGTCGAACACGAATATACCGGCAAGCATAAAGGCGGTTTTTTTCTGATGCAGGTTACCGCCACGCATATCCAGTGGAAACATCTTTATGACAAAGAATGGCAAAACATTATCGCCTTATCCGAACTGACCGGCCCGCAGGGCGATCCCGGCAATGAAGTATCGATACAAAACTCCGGCACATATATCCAATGGAAACTAGGCGATGGCGAATGGCAGAATTTAATCGCCCTGGCTGATCTTGTCGGCCCGCA